CTTGGGAAGTGCTATAGAAAAAGTCAGAAAGCTCGTCAGCACTCATCTTGGTGATCTCGTCACAAGTAGGAGGCAAGTTATTTAAGATACCAAACCTGTGTATTCTGGTAGCCATGGTATCTTTCCAGTTAAGCATGACTTCTTCTGGGTGAGCGTAGACGCTATTCACAGCTTTTAGGGTTGTGGTTTTGCCTGTGCCAGACTCGTTGCTAATCATATTAATGACCGCACCGTTTAGGTTTAAGAACTTCAGTAGCGGCGCACCAAACGCTGTAAAAAATCCAAATGCGTGTGGCTCAAACCCCGGCATATTGTAGACATTTATCGTTTTCTTCCAGTCCTCTAATGTACCGACTGGCTCAAATGCGGGTGCCAACCCAGAAGTTTGTGAAGAAGGGGGGCTGTATCGAGTAGCATCCGCAGAGATTTCTTTGTCCCCAAGGATGAACTTTTTATTGTTGTCGGTCCAGCCAAATTGTGTTCTCATTATTTCTACCTTTGAAGAAAATGTAAGCTCCTTAACAAACGACACTATGTAACCCAGAATATTTATCATGCTCTTCGGGACTGCGATGACCCCGTTGAACGATAGTGCGTTTGCTAGCTTTTCTTTAGATGTTGTCTCCGTCAAAGGTATCGTAAATTCTTTTGTGCCGTCTCTCGGTAAGTGCAATCTCAAAAGAATAACAATACCTTTAATAGGGTCTTGCATCCGTTTGACTACATAAAGGTCGTGTTCGTAAATTAATTTGGGGTCTTCTTCGTCAAAAGCAACGTACACCCCACCGTTTTTACCTCTAAAGTAAGGCCGTGGATATGTTGGTATTTGCACCAACACGGGTTTGTCTTCAAGCGGTTGCTCTATCTCGACAATATTGTCTTCTTCTGTGGCTTCTAAAATCTCCCTGCCAAGAACAATCGGGGATTTAATCTTCCCTCTGTGTGGACATTCGCTACACACGCCCGAGCGCAACCCGTCAAACTTATCACAGGTGTAAGGCCCCTTGGTTTCGTTTGCCTTGCGAACGGTTTCATCAAAATCATACTTAGAGTATTTGTCAGATATGCGGTGAATAGCCGTCTCTTTATCCGCACAATGTGCGGCGATTGAAAGCCCAGCCCTCCACAACGGCTCCTCAATCTGTTCTTGGTTCTGCTCAATATGCCCAATTTGGGCACAGCCATTCCCTCTTTGGGTCTTTAGCAGAATTGTGCTGAACTTGTGTTCTTGGTTGCCCATCAGGGCAATAGTCAGTTCGTTAAGCCCCTGATTGATTTTATCGGGGCCTTTTTGTTTTATCGGCCCAAGCTTCCCACAAAAATCAAAGAAGTTTACTGGCTTGGAATACGCAAGAACCTTAACCTCAAGCGGGGGGTCCGACTTAAAATTCAGCGTGCCCGGAACTCGTAAAATTCTAGACTCATCTGCTGTAACCGCTGGGTCTGCATCTAGCCCGTGACGAGTACATAAATCCTTAAGTGTCTCAGCAACAGGTTTCCACTCCTCCCTACTTATCTCATTCTCAAGAACCCAATAAGCGTGGACACCCCTGCCGGAATTTACTAGCGTCGGTTTTGGAAGTTCAAGCGTGTCACAGAAAATAGCTAGTGCCGCCGCCGCATCAGCTTGAGTGCTGTATGGCTTATGCTCACCGCAGTCTATGTCAATCCAAAACGCCTTTACGTTATCGACGTTCTGATGTTTCCTGTCTTTGTTTGTCTTGAATTTTGAACAACCGAAATAAACGTCCTGTTCATCTTCAAGCAGTCGGTCTATTTCTTCTTCGGCGCTTTCTATAGTCTCCCAAAATGTAGATTTAACATACCCGTCTTTGATGCCGATTATGCAATACCAGCCTTTATCGGATAAGACGCTCCTCAGTAGTTTTGTATCCGCCATTATGCACCGCCAAGCTTTTGTATCGTCGTAAGAATTTTGTCTTCGTGCTTTCTTCTCGGTTTACCTATTCCAGAGAACCAGCTATAAACTGTCATCCTGGATACACCGAAAAAGTTAGCAACATCGACAACCGGTATTTCCTTCTTGATACAGATTCGACCAAGCAAAACCCCTACGTTCTCGGGGTTTGCTTGTTCATTGGCACGCACAACACGGAGGCTATACCCCCGGTCGTCCATTACTCGTCGTCCGTAGCCCAGTTACTCATCACGCTGGTCAGGTCTTTCTTCTGAGCAGGCTCGGCTTTTTTCCGCTTTGCTGGCTCAGCTTCAGACTCAACTTTAGCGTCGGGTGCCGGGAGAGCGTCTCGGCTTTCTTTCTTGGTAAACGCCATAGTCACAGCTTGTTTAGCTTCTGGACTGTTGCCAAACTCTACAGCCGACTGCCACTCTTCCTGCTGAAGATAACGAACAGGTTTAAAAGTCAGCTTCGGTGTTGAACTATCGCTGTCCAGCCGCATCTCGGTCACCAAGGAATTAATGTTCTTGCCTTGGCTTCCAATGTACTTAGCGTATTGCTGGAACCCCATCTTGTTAATGTCTTTGCTATTCCCAAAGATGGAGGTAGCTGGCAACTCTATCCCGTAAACACCACCGTTTATATCGTCGGCTAACACGACCGCCAACCGTTGCTTAAACCGACAGGCTCGGGATTCGCCTTGACCAGAACCCTTAATATTCTGAGGGCATGTGGCACAGTCTTTCGCTTGAGGTGTCTCAATAGAGGCGTCCGGGGTTACACCATCGGCAGACCAACAGTCGGGAGGTGTGGGGTTTTTAGGGTCATACGTACTACCGTAAAACGTACGACTTACTTTGGGAGACCCGTTAACGATAACAACATTCATCGAACGGTTCTCGTTTTTAGCGATTTCCTCACCGTTGACCATCATTCGGAAAACACTACCCTTAATCGAGATGCGCTTAGTAGCCCCGCCACCACCAGCGAGGGCTTTGGTTAGGTCATCTACCTGTACGTTCTTAAGGTAGTCGGGGAGGTCTTGCTGAAATAGAGCTAAATCACTCATTATTTTCTCCTTGGTTATTTACTGCGACGAACAATTACAGAATACTCACTATCCACGTTGAGACCTTGTGGGTGTAAGTCTGGGTTTTCCTCTAAGAACTGCTTCATGTTGGACTGGTGTATTCTTCTCTCCAACAACTCGTAAGCATCGTTGTCGTGAATGAAGGAATACATTTTGTCCCAGTCGTTAGTCCAATACCTCGACTTGACTGTTCTGTATGCTGTTCCGAAAGGGGTTTTTGCACTGTCGATGCCCTGCTCTTTGAATTGCTCAAGGAGCGTGCTACCAATGACATCTAGTTCTGACTGCAACTCTGCGACTCTCGCATCCGCTTCACGCCTAATTTCATCTCGGGTGTCACGAATTTTGATGTACGTCGCAACCAGCTTTTCAACTGGCACATTTGACGTTTCCATATTTTTTCCTTTTGGTACGGGTTTATAAAGATACTACATAAACTTGAGACTGTCAAGAACTTATTTCGTTCCTATATAAATCCACAAGTTTTGTGTGGGTATCTAATTTATTTTCTAACATCTTGTAAATCTTTGATTCTATTGGACTTCCTTCGATATGCACAACTGTTACGGGGTTGACCTGCCCTTTACGATGTACTCGGGCGTTGGCTTGCAGATAAGTTTCTACGCTAGTGACGGGTGCGTACCAGACTACAACATTAGCCGCAGTTAGGGTCACACCGTGCGCCGCCGCTTGAGGTTGGATAATAAGGCACGAGGGGTCAGATTCTTCTTGGAATCTTTTGAAGATGTCGGTACGTTTATTAACCGAAACTTCTCCATTGATGATAGCGTTTGAGATTCCGTTTTTGTTCAGGTACTCAGATAGAAGTGTGATGGTGTGGGTAAAAGGTACAAAAATCAGTACCTTATGTGAGGCTTCGTCAATCACTTCTTTAATAACAGCCAGTCGGTTTGATACGTCGAACTCGATGACTTCTTTGTTGTCGGTATAGACCGCACCGCCTGATAGCTGTAGAAGTTTGTTTACGTTAACCGCCGCATTGACTGCTGTAATGTTTTCTCCGTCAGCCGAAATGGACATCGTCTTTCGCAACTGCTCGTAATACTTTTTCTGCTGTGGGGTTAGGGGCGCTTCTCGGTAAGTGTGGGTTACTTCGGGTAGGTCAAGACACTGTTCTTTAGTAAATCTTATTGCTGGTTGTAGCATGTCAAACACTGTGTCTTGAGCATTGTCTTTGGGTAGCCACTTAAACCGGGCTACGTTATACATCACCATGTCCCGGTATCTTCCAAAAAATTGAGGCGCTCGGTCTGGTACACAAAGTTTTGCAATCCCGTACGCATCTAAAGGAGACTGCGCCGCTGGTGTACCTGTCATCATCCAAAGCCACCGATCCGAGGCAATTAACCGCTTCATGCATTTCCAACGGTTAGTCTGCACGTTCTTGTAGGCGTTAGCTTCGTCAATAATTATTAGATCAAAGTCGTTAGCGTTGATGTCATCTTCTACAATCTCAACCCCATCGTAATTAATGATGACGTATTCGGCATCGCCGTTGATGATCTCTTTGCGCTTGTGTCTGGCACCGTAAGCAACATCGACTTTACGATGGACTGCGAATTTAAATAAGTCAGCTTGCCACGCCGACTGCATAATAGAAAGGGGGCAAATCACTAGAACCCTGCGGATAATACCAAGGTTCATTAAGTAGTCGGACGCCCAGATAGCGGAGGCAGTTTTACCCGTACCCTGTTCATTAAAGCAAAACGCTCTCTTGTGCAGGGTAAAGAACTCAGCGGTTTCCATCTGGTGTTTCATTGGTCTATGAAACCCAGGCCAGTCGTATGTCTTTGATATAGGTGAAGGAACGTTTTTTATCTGCAACCGCTTAAGTAGCTGGCTGTTTTTTACCGTCCAATCAATCAATACTTCTGACACATCTCCTTCTTTGGTACTTACTTCGCAGTCTTTAATTGCCGCTTTTAGTTTTTCTGGATACCGTGTTCTTACTATTAAAAACTCATTACCTAGAATTTGCATTTTTTGGTTTGTTCTGTTTGACGGAACGGTCTGAGTTTCGTTTGAAAGACCGGTTGTTGCTTGGGGATTTGAGTTTGAGATTTGAGGGGGCGTTTGAGCCTCCCTTTGAAAGAGGGACCACATGATCTATGTCTTTTCCTTTCCGATTTATGCCTTTTTTATCCATGGCATACCTAGCACGCTCTCTGGCGTTTCGCTTTGGTTGTTCGTTTCTAGCCTTCTGCTGGCGGTATTCCTTTTTGTACGGCCTCGTTTTGTTCACGTATGGCATTTACGGCTCCTTGAGAAAGAAATGCGACATCCCCGTGAAGCCGATTGGTTAAATCTTCTAAATCATCAACCCGCTTTCGGTAGTATTTTTCTTTTGATTCTAGCAGATCAATATAATTTTTCAAGTGCCAGAGGACCTCTCGCCACCCTTCACCGTTTGCACTAGACCACTGGTTTGCTAACCGTAGAGCTTCTCTTAACTCCATTTGGTTTCTCCTTTACGTAACACCGACCGTGTAACTTTCTGTAACATTCTCTACATATTAGTACTCTAGGAACGAACTCAATACGACCCGCACACTTCTTGCATTTGCGCCAGCGTTTTTTATTCGTATACATTTAATCCCTCGGTAATTTCGTAAAGTTTCTGTCGGGTATCGGCGTAAGCGTCATAAGCGGGTTCAAGTAACTCCCCGTGCTTGAGTTTGGCTCTTAGGTATTCGTCAAGTTCCCTAAGCGCATTTTTGTAATCCGGCGCTCTGGCAAAAGTTTCAATG